ATATAATTCTTTAATATGTTTTTGTAAAAGACGCTTATCTGAAAGAACATCAAGCGGAATACCATGCATGTATTTTTTGCGGAAATAATCTACGAACTCTTCAAGTGTAGTATCAATATCGCGCCAAGTTGGTAGTCGACGAGCGTCGTAGATTACTTGATTAGTTTGTTCTAACCATTCAAAATATGCTCTAACAAATGCGACGAAAGTTGGTCCTTCTTCTCGATAGATAGAAGGAAACTGACTTTCAATGAGTGGAGAAATTAACTTCTCAAGGTCTTTCATTAGATGCGAATTCCAGTTACAACGACAGAAATGTCTTCGTTATCAATTAGTAGTATTTTATTTGTTAGCGTGTCAATATCAGCATTTTCAGTTCTTCCGTATATCTTAATGCTATCAGTATCGTAAGAATCAACAATTAAATTTGTAATTTTAATTTCGCCTGTTTCGTAGTTTACTGTACCGACATTATTATTTAGAACTGTGGTATTACCATTATTTATGGTGTAAATATAAAGAGTTCCAACACCATTGTCATTAATATAAGCAGTGTATCCGTCATAAACAAATGCGGTTGAAGATACGATTGGTTCGTGGCCAACTGGCAGAAGATATCTTATGTCTTCGTCATGTAATCGATTTTCAAAACTCCAGTTAGCAGAAAAACTAACAAGAGGAGTAGGAGTTATGCGCTTAGAAATACGAACTTGTGTATCGTTTGAAACGATTGATACATCAGCATCGTCAATAGCAGCAGATAGTTTAGAGAATCTTAAATCAGCGCCAAAGTCTGACAGATAACTTGTATTGAAAGCTGTGATGGCAGTGACAACGTTTGACACTAATTGAGATGTTGTTTTTGTCGTAGCACTTATATTATACTTGACTCGAGAAATGATATCAAGATACAAATACTCAGGATCAACGATTACTGGTTCAATTGATACTGGTGTTTTATCTTCTAAGAAAGTTAAGATACTTTGTTTTGTGCTAGAAGAAAGAATTTCTCCGCCAACTGGTTTAGCAGAGATAATAACTCTTCCGTATAATTTTGGAATTGATTCCTCGCCACCATAAGCGATTACAGTTTCAATCAAAGGATAATTTGCTTTGATCAAAGAAATAAAATCTTCAGCAGTAACAGCTCTGTTCTGCGCTGTAAATCCACGAATCGCGTTATAACGAATTGATTCGGCATCTTCTGCTTGTGAGCCGCCAGCCGAAGTTTCAGTGGTAGATAACAAGAATGTGTTTGAAGAAAATCCATCAGCCGAGCTGACAGAAGTAAAGGTTCGGCAACCATTACCATCTTCGCCAGAAGTTTGTCTGTACGAAACAAGCACAATATTACCAGCAGTTAGCTTCTTACTAGAAACACCATTACCAAACGAAACTGCATACTTGAATTCTTCAGCAGCTTGTACGAAGAATACTGCGCTGTTTGCATTTAATCCGAATAGATCAGTTGTTTTATTCCAAGCAACAGAAGTAGTATCCGTGGCGGAATTTCTTACTTCAACTGTAATTGATGAAGAGTCAACAGTATTAGACGATAACGTAAATGTTTGATTGTTTGCAGTATTAGCAACAAACGCTTCTGTTTTTATACTTCCTTCTTGAAAAGTAACATTAGAAACAACGTAGTTATTTGAACGATAGAGGATAAGTGTTTCATTAGTTGTAAATGTATAAGCAGTATTTGCGTCGTTAGTACCTCTGATGCTATAATATCTGGGCAGAGTAATTGTGTCTGGTGTATTAGCTGGTAAAGCAGTAATAGTGACATCAATAGTAGAAGCAGCTCGTGACCTTGGCGTATAGTTTAGTTCTTTGGCATGCGAAACGATTGAGTCGCGCAGCTGCGCGGTGTCCAAAAACATTTCGCTACCAATCATGTTTAGATACATCGCATTATGGTAAGTGTTATATGCGAGCAAATCTAGCAGAACTGATAAGTTGGAGCCATCAAAGTCATAATCTCTAAACTCAGTTTGCTGGCTTAGATATGTCTTTAGGCTTTGCTTATAAGCAGCAAAATCTAGTTCGGTGTTGGTTAAAAATCCTTGGTTCGCCATTTTATCTTATCCTGTTTAGAAGGAACTCAACCGTTCCTGCTTGTTCGTTTCTTACTAATGAGAAAGCAATGCTTATAAAATAACTGTTTCTATCATAATCTGGCGTGACATCAATAGTGTCAATGTTAATTCTTGGTTCATATCGATTAAGAGTCTGAATAATTGTTTCGCGCAGAGCAACAGTAGTAAGCGGAGTCATCTGTTCAAACAACAATTCGCTAATACCAGCACCAAGTTCTGGGTCTAGCAATCTCTCATATTTATCAGTTACAATTAAGTTCTTCACAGAACGCTTTACAGCATCTATGTCATTTAATCTCACGACGTCATTTGTGATAACATTTCTGCTAAACGAAGCACTAAAGTCGCTATAAGTTGGTGGTGTTTTGATTGGGTTTTCTTTACGGAATGACATTATTCGCCACCATTTCCACCGTTGCCACCGCCATTTCCGCCATTGTTACCGTCGGCTGAACCATCTGGACCATCGCCCTCAGTTCCTCTCCCAGGAAAGGCTCTGGCCATCTTACCATTAATCATGCGAATTGGTTTTTTGGTAACTTTAATTCTCTTCCCTTCAAATCCAGGAACAGTAAATTCCACCATAAAGTCTTTTAGAGTTTTCATTTAATTCTCCGCTGTATAGTGTATTTAGTAGTGCTTAAGAACCAAGTTTGTATTCTTTTTTCTTTGGTTCGCCTAATTTTTCAGCAGCAGAAACAGAAGAAGCGCCAGAACCATCAACCCCGAGATTGTGATTATCACCACGAGAATCTTTACCAGTTGCTTTTAGATTTGTAGAACCTTTTACATTTAGTTTGCTATCAATTTCTACAGAAGAACCGTTAATGATTGTCTGGTTTCCTGACTTTACATTCGTAGTCTTACCAGCTGACTGATTGACGCTTTCCGAGCTGTTTAGATTGATATCGCCTTTGACATCAAGATTAAACTTACCACCGACTTTCCAATTTACATCGCCAACGGTATCAATATTTGTGTTGCCGTTAGTAGAGATATTAGCATTTCCGATAACAGTAATGTTTATATTTCCGCCGACGAATAGTTCGTTGTTAGCATAGGTAATCAACTGAATACCATTTTGGCCACGGATTACAATAGACTTGTCTTGATGAATGGTGATAAACGAGCCATTCTTATGTTGAATGTTAATTCGTTCTGCGCCTTCTGTATCATCCATTTCAATAAAGTGACCTGTATTAGATTTTACTAAAACATTCTTACCATATTCCGCAGCAAATTCACTAGCTTTTTCAGTTATGGTTGCACCACCAGCACATTCAACAGACACCTTGGTTTTATCTTTCCAGTCAGACAAAGGAGTCTTCCCTTCAATTGGTCGCTCTTCACATACAAACGTGTCTGGGAAGTTTACTTGTTCATTTCCGAGTGCGTCTAGGGTTGGAACTTTTCTAGCATATTTTTTAACTAATGCTTCGTCGACAGGAATATTATCTGGTAGTAGTGATTCTGAAGCTAAAGCAAGACTAGAAGTTATTTTGTTTTCTATAATTTCATCTAGATCGGACATATAATTGTCCTTGCTCATAAACTTTTCAAACGCACCACCGAATCCAGCGCCGAGTGTAACAGTGGCGTCTTCAACAGCTTTGTTTATATCAGGAAACGCTGCATCTAAACCGACAACACCTATGTTGGCTGGCGGAACTCCTTTTTTGAGAAGAGTATCTACTTGCTCTTTTACAATTGCCGAAGCTTGTTCTGGAGTAGTTGTAATAGGATTGATCTTTGGATCAATAATAATCTTACTATCAAAATCTTTTACTTCTAGATTTTTTAGTTGTTCTAATACATCAGCGGAAGTGGTCACGGTTTATCTCCTACAACAGTTGGTTTCTTTTTGACTGGTTCATCATAAATATTTTTGGTTCCATCTGGTAATGTTTCTGGTGTGTGTTTTGGTTTGATTGATTTACTTGTTTCCAGCGTGTATTCCCAATGCCAAGATTCGTTCTTTCCGGAACCAGCGATTCTTCTAAATCCAAACTTGCTTGCGTTTTTTATCAACCAACGATATACTCGACCTTCGCCACTTGTACCAAAAATTTGAGTACCAATGTCTACAGCCTTACCGCAACCATGATTTGAAGTACCAGCATCTGCTGCATTTTTTGGTTTTCCTGCTTTAGTCCATATATCTTTTTCTATTTGTTGTTCCCTGTATGACCTATACGCACTATTGATTACCCAAGTTATTCCATCTGCTTTGGCTGCAGCAACCATAGCAAGATAAGATTCTGCTACTTCTTTTGCGAGGAATGCTGGATTATTTTTATCCGATGCCCTTTGAGCACCAGAAGTAACTCCAACTTTAACTAGATTAGAAACGGCAAGAGTTCCGTTGGCGTCTTTTATATCACCCCTTGGATTAAGTATACAATCTCCTGGAACTGGATTTGGTTTATATGCAGTAACTGTTTCTGGTGTATCACCTAGAGGTAAACTCTTAAACACATTATCAATCGCACCGAAAAATCTACCACCAACAGATTCAACACCACCATTGATTACACCCAAAATAAATGGTTGTTGTAATAGTTCTCCGTCCATAAAGAACCCGAGAACCATTTGTCCTGGATTAATTTTAGCAGATCCGCCATTTAGAACAGGCGCAAGAGGAAGACTTGCGGTTGGTAGAATTTCATCTGATGGATGGAAACCAATAGCTCGGACACGAACGCGTCCAAGCTGTGTAGGATCAGAAAATGTATCTTCGGCAATTCCGACGAACCAGATAAACTTTCCGTATGGTGTATTAGTTAAATCTCTCATATTTTAGTTGGTATCTTATCTTTTGAAACAAATGTGGGCACAGGATATGTGACGTTTTTATTATAGTTGTATGAGAATCCAAACTGATTACTTCTAGAATCTCTTACAACTTTACTGCCATTCGCGGTCATCGCTTTGGCTGGTTGACCTTGACCTAAGAAGTCTGTTCGACCCTGAATAAACGAAGCAGCATTTTGTTGTTTTTGTGGATCGGTAATCGCGTTCGCAACAGCGACGAGATATGATTTAGATAATGCGCCACCTCTTGCAGTATTAACAGCAATCAAAGCAGTATCAATATCTTTAATATTTCTCCACGCAGCAGGGTTGTTAAATGTTGGTTCGTATTGACCTCTTGCGTTTACAATACCAGCAACAGTAGATTGCTGATATGCTTTAGAACCAACGCGATTGTAAATACTCTGAGCGACATCAGCGCATCCTTGGAAATCATTACCAAATGCTTCGCGCGAACATATTGCTACCAAAGTCCAGAACTCAACATCTGGAGAGCCACCAGTAAATAATTCTTCAATAGCAGATTTCGTAGCTTCTAATGCACTTTGTACAGAGCCACCCAATCTTCTTAGAGAATTGAACATACCACTACCACTTATTGCTCCGTTGATAACACCAAGAACAAACGGTTGCTGTATTAGGCTTCCATCCATAAAGAAACCTAATACCATCTGACCATTTTGAATTGGTTGAGTTCCGCCACCAAGCACGGGAGACAAAGGTAAATCTGGTGTTGCTAAAATCTCAGATGATGGATGATAACCAAACGCGCGAACACGAATTCTACCTAATTTTAATGGATCATCAAATGTATCTTCTACCATACCGATAAACCAGTAAAACTCATCATAAGGTGTATTACTCAAATCCCTCATGGTGCACCGTTCAGCACATCTTTTTCGTATGCATCTTTGTACAAATCAACATAAGTTTGGAATACAGTATCTTTAACGTTGTGCTTTACAGCACCAACGATAAAATCGCCAGATTGTCGATTTGAATCTTCGTCATCTTCATATGCACTTTTAGCAGGAACATTTAGGTTTACAATATCTCCTGGCTTTATAGCAGGATTACCATAGACTTCAATTGTAATCTTAGTTTGTTCAAGCAACGATCTTTGCGCGCGAGCGTAGAGGTATTTTTCTTCTAGATAATCATCGCGTTCCCAAGCATTCTCAGAAACTGCAATATATGAAGCTGGTGTAAAATCATATTTTAATCCACGTGGATCTAATTCTTTATTTCTAGCGAATATGGGGTATGAAGTATCAATCGCACTGTTTTCTCCCAACAAAAATATATTCTTATTGTCATCTTCATACTTAAAAGTTTTGGTTGGTGTTTTTACTTGTCTGTTTACCAAGTCGATTAACACTATTTCACTTCTAAGCACACCAGAAGCAATTAGATCAAAATAGTTTGAATGGTCGTATTGAGAAAGATATAACACTCGAAAATAAGCTTGTTCTACACTGTTTCCAGTTGTAGGATTATTTCGTTCAGGATAAAATGTATATTTCCATGCTCGTTGCTTGTTTATATCACTAGCAATCGATCTGGCAGTTCTTAACTTAAATCCCTGATAATCTTGATAAAAGAAATATGTACTATCATCTGATTGAGAGGATAACGACTGCGACAATAGTCTAGATATGGCATCAAAAGGTTTAATCTGATGAAAGATAAACCCATTTTTAATAACATTCTTACTATCAATCCAGTTATCACCTGTTCCGATTTTTTCAGCTTCAGTAATGAACGGGGTGACAGGCTTGATAAATCTATCCTCCACGATTTGCTTTATGACATCAGTTGGCTTTTGCTCGGGATAGAACTGTTGCAATGGCCACGCATTTGTTACTGCAGGAAAAGTATAAGCAACAATGTCATATACTCTTTCTTTCTGACGAGTAGTTTGAATTGAGTTTTCTATGTTTGTTACATAGAATTTAAGAAATATCTTATTCTCTGGAGCATCATCCTCAAACTTAAATAGTGTGACTTCTATTACACTACCAAGGGCAAGCAATCCGTCTTCGACTAGATTTATACCATCTATCAATGAAATTTCTAGGCTTATTGCATATCTAAGAAGAGATTGCTTTAACGAAATAGAATTGATGAGTGTTGCTATACCAACACCAGGAACTTGGTCTGAGATGTCTTTCTTCAAAACAACAGAATAACTAAACTCGGTTACACTATCGTTGTTGTGTGTAATCAAGCTCGTGTTCAACTTATTTTCCATATTATCCTCTTAGACTTCTTTCTAATTCCAAAGAAATCTGTTTACTAAATCTTCTATCAATAAGTCTAATATTTCGGTTTTGCTCGTTGAGTTCAAATTCTTTGTCATATGCATAAATTGGAACAAACCATCCATCCAAATCGTCACCATCAAAAACATAGTTAAATGTGTTAAGCGAATATCTTTCGTCAGATACGCTATCTGCATATTCAACAACTAGAGTTTGTGCTGCTGCAACAGAGCCATATTTGGTTATGATAAATTGTTGAAATTCTTCATTGCTCAAAACCCAATCAAAATAAGGATCTACTATCTGATTAGAAAGCAAAACTAACCAAGAATAATCAACAGACCCATAATAGTTATATGCTACCATGGATGGCTTTTCGCCGTCCTTAACTTCATAAGTGTAGAATAGTGTTTGTCCTAACAATATTTCTTTAATGATGTTGGACTTTAGCATTATGTTTCTAAGAACATTGCCGTTGTACTCTATTAGTGGAAAATTGCTAAAATATTGTTTTGCCATTTAATTATCTCATGGTCTCAGAGGTAGAGGTTTAAGTTTTTTGCCAGTTCTATCTGTGTAATTTATCTTCGCTTGCAAAGATTGTACTTCTGTAGAAGTTAAATTCATATCTACTTCTAGCGCAGTTATTTTTGCGTTTATTCCTGGTAGTCTGTCTTGGAAAGGAGCGTAGTCTTCGGCTTCTTCTCGTTCTCTTACCAACTTATTTCTTTGTATTTCCTTTGCTTTCCAGTCAGCAACCTTTTGATTAATTTGTTTTTCAGTTTCCTGCTGACTGTTAGCAACAGCAGTTTCAGAAGC